TTGCCGTGACTGTCGACGGCGTAGCCGTGGCTGTCGTGTTCACGATCGGCGCGCAAACCGCGCAGCAGGTCGTCAATCAGGTCAATGCGGCGGGGGCGCTTGCGGGGCTGGCCTACGCGGTGGCGTCCGTCGACACGACCGGCCAGATCCGTCTCACTGGGGCGCTTACTGGGCCGCTGGGCTCTCTCGTGGTTACGACAGCCAACGCGGTGATCGGCTTTGCAACGACGTCGACAACGGCGGGAAGCGGCGTCGACACGTACATCAATGGGGTCTACATGGTGCAGTTCGACAAGTCGAACGCGCCGTCACTGATCCAGGTCAGCGGCTCTGCGGGCATAGAGGTGCTAGCGGCCGGGACATCGACTTAGGCAGCCGGTTTTGGCTGTTAACTGGGCAAATTTGACACAAAACGCAGGGCTAGGAGCGCACGCACATGGCTAGATCACTACGCGATATTCTCAACGAGGGCGAGCAGGGCAAGGTCGGCAACGCCAACCAATTTAGTTACATGGGCAGCATGCAGGCGCTCGCCCCGCGGCATACTGGCCAAGCGGTTGTGACGTCTAGCGTCATCGTGCTCCCGAACAACGCCAAGGCGGTCCGTGTCATCGAGGCGTTCGGCGTCACCGGCACGGTCACCGGGCAATTTACGCCCGTTCCGCAAGGCGTTCCTGCTACTACGCAGGTATCGACAAACCCGGCGGGCGACATTGTGTTTGCCGCGGCTGACGCCGTGACACTGGCCGAAGTGACGTACCTCATTGCCGAGGGCCAGATCATCACCGATCTAGTGCAGGTTGTCTCGAGCAACGCGACCTTGCTCGGCAACCGCGCTGGTAGGATTCTGATCGCGGCGTCTGTGTTAACGGGCGTGGCACCTGGCGCTGTGACTCCGGCGGCCAGAAGCGCCGCGGCCGCCGCAACAACTACGGCTAAACTCAGCCTTTCGGGGCTGATTGTGAACTTCAATGCGGCGCAGGTCGTGACCGGTACGGCAAGCGTGACGTACGTAGCGGTGCCGAGCGTCGGCAGCGCGCTCACGAGCCTCGGACTCAACCTGGACGCGCAAACGCAGAACTGGTGACCGAGTAGCAGCAAACCAGCGCCCCCCGGCAACGTGCCTCGGGGCGCTTTTTGCGTGGGAGACCAACAATTTATGTCTGATGACCAGCCAGAACTGACACCGCCCCCCGCGACTCCGGGCGTGCCCGCCGAACCGAGCGATCTGACGCTCACGAGCGCGCAGCTCACGGCCCGGCTAGAGCGGCACTACAAGAGCCAGCTCCGCAAACAGTTCGGGACGGACGACCCGTCGACGATCACGGCCCAGCTCGACGCCGCCAAGGCGTTCGAGGCCGCGGAATCCGAGCGCAAACGCGCCAGCATGAGCGAGCTCGAACGCGTGCAGACGGAACTCAAGACCGAGCGCGCGACCCGCGCCGCGGCCGAGGCCGAGCGCGATCAGGTGCGCTACGAGAATCACATTGCCGGGGTTTGCGCCAAGCTCGGGGTCAGAAACATTGAGTACGCGATGCATATCGCGGGCCGTGCCGCGGGCGCGCTGCCCGACGGCGAGGTGCTGGACGTATCGGAATACCTCACGGCCCAGATTGCGGCCCCGACGAACCGGGCGGCACTTGGCGTCGACACCGCCCCGACTCAGGTCGCGGTAGGCGTACAGACGACTCCCGCCGACCCGTCGCAACCCACCCCTCAGCCGCCTCCGGCTGGGCCAGGCGCCCCGCCCCCTGTGGACGCTATGACCATGACCCCTGCCATGTTCCGGGCTCACATTGCCGGCCTTGGGGGCCATTAAAATCGCTAGACATGCGCCGGCTTCGCTGGCAAGATCAGATCAATCGTAACCAGTGCACTAGAGCCACCCACGCACTACGCCGGCGGATGACCAGGCGGACCGGGCAAAGGAGCACACAAATTCAACCCTAGGAGGGTTTTTTGTGGCTATCTCACTCGCTTCTATTGGCGTGCCTACGGGCCTGACCAACATCATCCAGCAAAACACTCTTCAGCGCCAATTTCAAGACGCGCTATTTCCTCTGATCATGTTCCGCGCGGAGGCGGTGCCCGAGAATTGGGTCACCAACCTCGGCGAGCGAACGATCTTCACTCGCACCGGGCTCATGCCCGTGAACATTGTTCCGCTCGCGCCCGGCACTGATCCTCAGCCGTCTGGCTACGGGACGGAGCAGTGGGCCGCGGAAGCCCGGCAATTTGGCGGGTCTATCCCGACGCACATGCCGTCGGACTATGTCGCGCTAGCGTCGTTGTTCCTCACGAACACCAAGACGCTCGGCTTGAATGCCGGCCAGACGATGAACCGTTTGGCGCGAAATAGGCTCTATTCCTCGTACCTTGAGGGTGAGGCCATGGCGCGCGCCGCGGTAGGTGTTGGCGTGCTGCAGATCCAGGTAAGCACCATCAGTGGGTTCACTGAGCGAATTCTCAATGGCACGATCGTTCCCGTCTCTGCGGCGGCGCCGATCCCGGTTACGTTCACTGGCACCGAGCCGGCGAACTTCGTCGTAGCGGCGACCCCGAGCGACCCAACCAAGCCGCTCGGCAACGGCACTATCACTCTCGCAACTGCGACCACGGTTGGCGTTGCTATCCGCGAGGGCATCAAGACTTCGTTCCGAAGCTTGCGCTTGCGCGTGGGTGCCGGCGCGACTGTCGACGCGCTCACCTCGGCCAGCATCATCACGTTACAGGACGTCATCGGCGCTGTAACACGGTTGCGTGACCAGAACGTGCCGACCCACCCCGACGGTCGGTACCACGTCCACCTTACTCCTCAGGCGGAGCAAGAGTTGTTCGCGGACAACGCGTGGCAGCGGTTGCACCAGTCACTACCTGACTCCCTGGCGTACCGTGACTATGTGGTCAACGACCAGGTGGGCTGTTATTTTTATCGCAACACGGAAACCCCGTCCGTGAACACAATTTCCGCTACCCAGGCAGATCCGGGCGGCGCGGGCGGCGCGTTGTGCGCGCCTGAAATCGGCGGCGAAGTCACCAACGCTTCGGGAGTGAATATCCGGCGTGTTATCGTGACCGGCGGCGCGGCGCTGTACGAGAAATACATCGACGAATCGAAGTACATCACCGAAGCCGGTGTGCTCGGGAAGATCGGAAATTTCTCCGTAGTGAACGGCGGTCTCGCCGTCATGACCGACCGGATCCGCTTCATCCTCAAGGCACCGCAAGACGACTTGCAGCAAGTGGTCAAGCAAGTTTGGAGTTGGTCTGGCGACTTCCCGGTTCCGTCCGACGCGCTCTCGGGCGATGCTGCGCGCTACAAGCGTGCAGTGGTGATTGAGCACGCCTAGTCCCACCAAGTGCCGGGGTAGAGGGCTACTCCGGCACGCACCAACGAGTGAGATATGTCTCAAAACAAGCACAAACACGCCGATCCTGTCGTTGTCGAGGAGCCCGTACCGGCAACGGAACCAGCCCCAGGGCATCCCTACAGGGTGACTAAGGGCGGCCGCTACGTCATGGCGGGGCATATCACCAAGCTTCCGAATGGCGCGCTTGTGACGTCTCTCACTCACGATTTTGCGGACCTTCGGGCACAGGGCATCGAATTCGCTCCGGCGACGCGAGTCGTCACAACTGAGGGCCAGCTTGGCGTCCAGAAAAGCGTAGTCGAATGATTCAGCCGATGAATGGTTCGGGCGGGAAGGACTACGGGGCCGATCCTGAGAGTTCGAAGGGCTTGGGTCCGCTCAAAGGCTGGCCGACAGGCAAAATCAAAGGTCTCGCTAAGATCGTTGTCCCGAAGAAGGCCGAGAAGGGCCGAGACAAGATCAAGGGGATCAAGAACGACAAGACGAAGAGCAAAATCGACGACGAGAACCGACCCAAAGACGACTGACTCATGGCATTCGAACCGAGTGAAAAAGCGCGCATCAAGCACTTTCTGGCGTATCCGGATTGGGTTGCTTTGGCGCAGTCTATTCACTTGGGATATCCGAGCGCGAGTCAACCAGCGTACCTCGTAGACGATGCTTTCCACCGCATGAGTGCGGGCGGTGAGTCGAGCGTGCGCACTGACCTGTGCGAACTTGAGGATATCGAGGCACAGAAGCGCGATGCGCGGAGCCGATACAAGGCCCGCAAGCTTGGCGCTCTCGAAACGAACCCCGACGAGCAACGCATGCTCGACCGAGACATGACGTACTGGTCTTTGCGACTTGCGAGCGATCTGGGCGTTGTGACCAACCCCTACGCGGCTAGCTCCTACATGGGGCTGACGAGCGGCGCTGGGACGACTAACGCGGTGGTCAATGGCTGATTGCACCGACAACCCGCGCATCGAGCAGCCGAAGGACGACCTCCGGCTGCATCCGAATTGCAGCCCAGGAAGCTCGCTCACGGAGCAACTCGGCAAGGTTGCCGACGACTTGCGGCAACTCTACACTGACCTTGGGTCGCGGCCCTACCGGTTGTTTTCCGTGATCGAGGGATGGAGTGGCGGCGAGGAAGGCCGCGGTACGCTCACCACGCTGTTTGAGCGCGAGTTTCTGCCGACTCCGAACCTAAACCTGAAACCGTTGCGCATCCGGCTACCCGAGGGCGGCTACAGCGACAATGGTTTTCACACGATTACCGAAATCAGCCCGCGGCTGACCGAGGACCAAATCCGAGGGCTACTGCACGGCGCGCCGTTGCCTCCGGGCCAGTACGGGTACCTCGAAACGCGCATCGACTCGCGCGACGGGCAGACCGAGCGGCGCCGGTTCGTGGTGCGCGGCGTGCCCTGGCGCGACGCCGAGAACTTCCAGTGGGTGGTCAAGTGCAGCCCACAACAACCATCGCGGCACCGCAACGGCACGCCCGACCAGCCGAGGGCACGATAATGAGCGTTGATATCTCGCTGTGGGCGTTCGCGTCCGAGATGAAGTATTTTGGAAATCGATACAAAAAAAAGGGCGTCCGGGTAATCCAGGAAGTTGTCGCGCGAAGCGTCGCCACGGTCGTGCAGAATATCCAACGCCCATACGGCGAACATGATGCCCCCGTAGACACTGGCGGCCTCATGCAAAGCGTGCGGGCCCGGAACATACCCGACGGGGCGATCCTCTCTGTTGACGCGCCACACGCGGCTTTTGTGGAGTACGGCACGCGGCCGCATGTGCCCCCGCTGCTGCCGATCTACACGTGGGCCGTGCGACGGCTTGGACTCGACGAGGATGAGGCATACGGCGTCGCCATAGCCATCCAGACCAAGATTTCCGAGCAGGGCACTGAGCCTCGCTGGTACTTCAAACGGTCGATGCATGCGGTCCGAGCGCGGCTTCGTCGCGAGTTCCGATTGGCATTTGCCCATGGGTTTGCCAAGTGACAGTCCTCGCCATGGGGACCCCGCTACGGGTCACAACGGGCCCCGATACATTCCCGCAAGCGGGCACGCCCACGCTCGGTCCGCGCGGTGCGGCGGCTAAGATCCTGGCGGCGTTCCTCGGGTGCGCGGTGTTCGTTGTCTACGGCGGGGAGGCGCAAAACGAGGCGTTCTCCCTGAACGCCGTGCGGCACACATGGGCGACTCCGGGCGAGCCGCTGGACTACCCGGTAGCCTCGATTCTCGAATCAGAAATCACGGTCGGCGGGCAGCTCGTTCCGTTCCCGCTCGAAGAGACGATCGACAGGTTTTCACGTGAAACGGTGCTCTGGAAGACCGGCGAGACGATGCTGGATTTCCAGGTCGACTTTTTCCTGAATACCGAGGCGCACCGCGAGGCGGTCGAGGCCCAGTTGCCAACGCTGTTCAATCCGGGCGAGGGATACGGGGGCATTCTGCTCTCGGGGCATCCGCGGTATTTCTACACGCCGCTACGCGCCACGCTGATGGGGTTCGAACTCATCAACGACGAGGGCACGGCGTTCAACCGTGAGCGGCGCATTCGCGCTAAAATTCGCGGTGATATTGACGAGGTTCAGTTGCGTTGCGCGGTGACGTTGCAGCCTGTTTTGATCTGGCCGGAGAATGAGGAGTAACCATGCCGTTTGTACGCAGATTCACGGAAGTTCAGCCGCTTGAGGTCATTCGGCAGATCGAAGGGTCGGTCATCATCGACCTTGCGCCACCAGCCCCGGCGACGGGCGCGGGGAATGGCGCCGTCTTGCTTGTGGGTGAGTTCGAGGACGGGTATTTCGCGACCGATGAACTCGGCCCGGTCGAGGTGTTCGGTTCCGCGGACCAACAGGTCAAGTTCGGCGGGTTCGGTTTTACCTACGCCAACGTACCGAGCAACAACCCGTGCGCGCGCCGGCACGTCCAGGAAAACTGGAACGGCAACGGCTTTCTGAAGGGCTACCGGCTCAAGGCGCAACGGCTCATGATTGCGCGCGTCGACACGAGCGTTGGATCGGTGTCGTTCGACCCGCTCGCGAGCATCTCGGGCGGTGTTGGGCCCTTCGCGATGACCGTTGGCGGGGTGCTCACGGTCACGAGCAACACGGGCGGCCCGGCGAACTCTACAGCTCTAACGGCAGTCGTTGCGACTAGCGCCGGGGCGGCGGCATCGTTCGCGACTATCGTGAGTGGCGACTCGTTCGGCATCCGTATCGACGGCGGTGTCCAGACAACGGTGGTCTTCGGCGGCGGGGATACGACCCAGGCCGCGGTCATTGCTCGGATCAACACGGTGCTCGGCTTCGCTTGCGCGGTGGCCAACGCCACCCAAGTCGACCTCCGGGGCATCCAGGCCGGTACTGGTGGCTCGGTAGTGCTGGTTGAGCTAGTCGCCGGCGTGCTCGCCAAGGCGGGCCACGTGGTGGGCACGACGGTCGGCACCGGGTCAGTCGCGAACATCAACGCGGTTACCGTCACTGAGATCAATACGATCGTGAACGGGTCTGCCGCACTGACGGCGATCAACATCGGCGCGCGGATTGGACCGCTTGGGGAGCTACGGCTCGTCAACACGACGACCTTGGCGGCCGCCTCGCTGAATATCACCTCGACTCCGATGGCACTGACGGCGAAGCTCTCGCCGATCGGAACCACGGTGCTTATCAGCTCGCATCCGGCGGGCACGATTCGCGCCGGAACGCGGGTCCGCACCGTTGGCGGGCTTGAGTGGGTGACGATGCAGACGCTCGATGTAACCGCTGGGGCGCTCGGTCCGTACACGGTACGGGTTCGCCCGGCGACGGATGACGGCACCGCCTTGGGCACTGGCGCTAGCTCTGTGACGGTTTTGGTAGACCAGAGCAACATTGGTACCCTCGTGGTCAACAACGCGGCGGCGCTCACCGCGGCGTTGACGGAGCCGCAGCTTGACGCGGCGTACCAGGCCGCGCTTGACCAGACTCTGGCTGAGGCCAAAACAGTTCGCGACGCGAATTTCTTGCTCATTGCGCGGCGTAGCGACGCTGTGGTCTACGCCGGCCGGAGTAACGCGCTCGCGGCGACATCTGGCGGGCTCTCGGCTCGGATTTACATCACCGGCGACCCGCTCGGGACGTCGACAT